TGTCCAGTCTAAAGTGTTCCCACTACCTAGATAGCTATTCTGTGGCACTACGCTTATCTTATTTGGTATTGTCCTATCGGGGACAATTGCACAGTTATGCATTTTGATTACATCCGTCACAAAGTCAATCTGCTTCATATCGGGTGCATTCAAGTTATAGTATATACTTTGACCAAAGAATAGTTCAGTTTTTTCTATCTCGAACAAAGTACTGTTATATGTTCCATCTCCTGCAAGTACGGTAACAAAACTTGTCCCTGCGGCAAATGTTTGTAATGCTTTTAATTGCACGGTATCACCCGTCGCCAATGGTATGCGAAGATTACAATCTATTACACTGTTGTTACCATTTGCAATAGTTCCAAGATACATTTCGTAAAATGCCGTGCTACCATTTACGGATAGGGCTATAATAATATCTACAGGATTCGCTGTATTATTTTGAAATTTTACTATTGCACGAAATGTAAACCACCCACCTGCAGGTGAAGTGTATGTATTAGTACCTGTATTAAAGTCATTGTTGTTATCAAATAACTCAGTATTAATTGGTATTGTGGTAAAGAAATTATTTATGCCTACTGAAGATGTGTTGTAAGCTCTAAAAAAAAATTCATTATACGAGCCTGTTGTAATTAATGATGTTTGATTGCACCACGGCATCCAGTATTCAGTAAGATATCCTTCTAGCGTACCTGCCGAAAGTTCAAAGCCAGCCTCTGTTATAATCTTTTCAAATAAATACCACCAATTTAAAGCGGGTGTAAGGTCTGATGCCCATACTGGTGTAGTAGATGTAAGCAATGAACGGGAACCGTTTTCACCACCTTCGCTCCATCTTTGACCACGATCTAAGATTGTCCAAATGCGGTAAGCTAAAGGAGTTGTGACAATGTCATAAGTAATTACTTCATTGATTGTAGTTAAATCAGCAATGTCACTTAACTTTTTATCACCGATGTTACGCACCAAATCAGGCGTTTCAGCATAGAATGCTAGTTCAACCTCACTAATGCGATTGCTTTGCTTGTACACTTTGCGCACACGTACATAACCTATGCTTATAGGTAGCGTATCTACACGTATTTCAGCAGGCAGTTTGTAGTGAAAGAAGTTCTCACTACCTGCACTTATGTTGACATCGAATAATGGGCCTAATGCTTCTTGATTATTGGTGCTAAATGGTACACGGAATTCACGACTGAATGCACCCTGTGCGGTGAAGTTGTTAAGGTCTTGAAACTTCCAGTTCTGCGAGATGCTTTCATTCTCGAATAGGTCTAAGTATGCTTGTGTGCTTATGTCCCATAAGAAGTACCCACCTGCAGCCGCAGTAAAATCAAAATTGAAAGCGTTTGTTGCGTCAAAGTTTAGGCGTGTTTGCCCGGCACTTGGTGAATTCTGAACTATTGATAGTATCGTGCAAGCTTGCGTATCACCATTAGCGTTTACTAGCGTGACTGTTTGATTGTCTAAGTCTAATTCCTGCGCAAAGCTATCAATGATTATACGCCACGAACCCACGCTGCCATATATGGCCGTGTTGCTAATACTGTTTAGCGTTAGCGTTTGAGTCTTTGTTACTATCAGTTGTACTTCACTTTGCATCTTATGTCCAGTATTCGTTTGCGATTCTCACTTTCAAAGTTACGTTGTATAGTTTGCCGTCACGAGTCTTCTTTTCGACATAGCTAGTATCATCCATCTTAACAGGAATGGCAATAGGCTTGCCCGCGTCTTCAGTCAACCATGTCACTTGATTGCTTACCATTAGTGATCGCAGGAAAAGGAATTCTTCTTCTGTGATGTAATCGCTGGTAATGGATAGCACTTGCTGTGCTAGGTTGCGTCTTTCTTGCAAGCCCCTGTCATTTGCGCTAAATACACCTGTAGTTCCATTAAATAACACCTTGCGGTACGTCTTGCGTTCTATCTCATCGGTAAACTCAGATTTCTTTGTGAAGTTAAAATAATCCCAACCGCCACGGCTATTCACCCACCCTAGTCTTATCTTGTCGTTGTGGCAATCTGTTTGCCCGTATTTAGCTGTGTTGTAAAACTTATATGAAATGCTCTTTTGTGTTGCACCACTAAAAATAGTCACTTGATACCAACGCCAATTAGGGAATAGTGACGGCTTTACAGTCAATCCTGTCCAGTCATTAAGGTTTGCAGGATAGACAGGTAGTGCTTCTATATCATAACCATTAAGTGTGATGTCTTGCGTTGTGGGAACACCCGCGCTAGAATAGATTGCAATGCGCATTGTGAGAACCGTGTTGTTGGTCAAAAAATCATCATTGCCCGGTATGCATAATAATCCATAGTCACTTTCATATGATGGAATCCATGCCCCTGTTGTGCTAGTTGGCCCCGTGCCACTACCCCATGAAGCTGCAAGATACCACGGGTGTGTATCTGTTTTGCGGTCACTCATTGCATAGCTCGTGTTGCTAGTCAATGCCTGCTTTACCTTTTGCGTTCCTGTTTGTACGTTTGGTTTATATCCGTCTATTACTTGAAAGTAGCCGTTAATAATTAGGATAGGGTCACCTGCAATAATGCTAGGTATATTAATGGTAAGCACACCGTCAACTATCCAGTTTTCAGATAAGGTAAATGAAACACTTAACTTACTTTGGTCATCTTGTGTGTCATCGGTTGCAAAGTGTTGATCTAATAACTCCTGATTGCGCAGGTCATCAACAAGCGGTTGCAAGTCAAAGTACAGCTTGTCATCAGGTGCAGCCGACAAATAAAAGTTATACACTTTTGCACCAATCGTAACCTCTACACCATAGCGAAAACCAACCTGTGCGGTATTAGTACTGGTTGCAATTACCATAAGCTTTTGCCCACGTAATGCCCATGCATATGGTTGGTCGTTAATTGTTATTGCCATTATCTTTTATTTAAAAGTAACCTTTGTTCTATCCCTTTTATGTAGCCTTCCATCAACTTGTCTTTGTATTCCTCCCACGTATCATCTATGGCTTCACCGTAATAGTTAATGCCTTGTATACCATTCTTACCAATGCTTTGCGCAATGGCAAATGCTGCACTCTTAATGCGACTCTCTGTAGTCTTTACAAATTGCCCCTGTCTATTGCGTAATTTGAAGCCGCCTATCTTTAGTTTCTCACGTATCCATGACTCAATGTATTCCGAACGTGGTGCACGCGCCCCGGGTCTTCTACCAAACTCAATCACATCTGCATACTTGCCCGCTTCGTCATTGCTTACCGTGAAGTCAATAGTGGGTTTGTTGTAGCGTATATTGATTTTATAGTATAGCGATCGTAACAGGTTACCACTTGCAACACGGTTGACCATCTTACCGCGCACACGTCTTTTGATGCGCAGGTTTGATTGCGCACGCTCCACTACTGCAAGCGCATACTCGTTTAGTATTTCTTCAAAATCATCCACTAGATAAGCGTAATGTTTAGTATTGATGCAGCTATAACATATGCTTCGTTATTACTATCGCCACTATTACCCCAGTCTGAATATGTTTGACCATCGAATATGATTTGTCCATCATAGATGCTCTTAGAATCAGCATCGCATAATGAATAAACAAGCGCGGCACTTGCTTCCAAATCATCAAACGAAATGTAAAGCTTTATACATACGGCGGTTTTCGTTTCACCGTTGCTCCAAATATCAAGTGGTTGTATGCTTCTCATGATTATATTTTTTCAAGTTGTATGAATGTAGCGTTACCGTATACGGTCGCAGTTGAACCGTTGGCAGAAGTCACGAAAGCGGGTGTTAAGTTGCCCGATGTTCCTGCCGTACTAATAAAAATTTCAATGGTGGCTAACCCCGTTTGGTTGTTAGCTTGGTTTAATCGGTTAGTTAATGCGGCTCCACTTGTTACCGCCTGCCACTGCATAAATTGACCACCAACCGCTGCGCTTGATATTTGCCCAACGTTCATTGTTGAGCCACTTGGAAACGTAAATAGTAAGTTAAAGCCCGTTGTACTAACAAAACCTGAGCTAACAACAAGGCGGCCTATATAACTGCTATTCGCGTCAAGCGCAAGTTGGCACCCCGTTATATTAACATTCGTTCCTGTTGTGGCACTTGTTAGGTTACTAGTTTGAACGCCGCGCAACAATCCTAATTCAGTTTTTAGTGTTGCTAAACTTATTGCACTTGCCGTATTATCTGCATTGATTCGAATGTAACGTATTGCAGAAGGATTAGCTAATGTTGCAAGGCTAGTACCTACAGTCGTAAGTCCGATGCTATCTTGTTTTCCATTAAACGTAGACCAATCCGCACTACTCAATGCACCACGATTTGCCGCACTTGCTGTAGGTAGGTTGAATGTGTGGGTGCTGCCTGCGCTACTGATTGCAAAGTCTGTCCCGGTGGTTCCTACTGCGAAGTTTTGTGTGCTTTCAGTTAAGCCATTCAATGAACTTACACCGATTGCATACGTGGTATGCACTTCACCTATGCGCGCATCTTCAGTATAGAGCGTTACGGTCTTACCGTTTGTGTTTTGAATATCAAACTCTATGTGTATACGGTCGGTTGCAGCCGTGACCGTAGTAGGTACTGAGATAGTGAAGCTATACAAATCAGGCACGTTGCCGTTTGTGATTTCTTCCATTGTGGAAGTAGCCACTAATGTGAAAGTGCTGCCGTTATACGTATATAGCTTTGCAAGTATTTGGGCATGGTTTGCACCACCTCCTGATTCACTCAAGTACACGTCAATAGTCCATACACCTGCAGGTATAAGGACGTGGTTTGGTGAACCTACGTCTGTGATAAATCTAGCGATTGCACCTGTAGTAGCACGCGTGAAGTTAGCCGCTGGTCCCGTGTTTGCAGTTATGCCTAATTCGTAGTAATCATTGCCACCAATAGTACCCTGTGACACGTTACCATTAAAGTAGAATACTTGTCCACCACCACCGCCTGTTGAAGGCAATGTACGTAGCGCACCCGTGCCGTCTATGTATTGATCAACTGTACCATTTGCACCAACTGCGAGTGTGCCGGATGCGGTCACGGGCGAACCTGTAACACTAAATGCAGCGTTAGTAGGTGAAGGCATGGTAAGACCTACCGATGTAACCGTGCCACTTCCAATGGTTGGCTTGTTCTTTATGTAGTCAAGTGCGGCCGTGTTGGCTTGTGTCCAGTCCGATTGAATCTGCGCTGCTGGTATCGTAGGCAGGTTAGATAAATCATTGTAATCGTTTGAGTAAGCTACATCACCCAACTGACCATTTAAAAATTGATTAGTAGGGGCATCAAATAATAATGTATCGTTTTGCGCAGGACTTAAAATGTTGACATCTGTAAGGTCACGCAGTTCAGTTGGTATTATTGGCTTATTCAATATTTGATAATCACCACTTGAAGCATTCCAGTCTACAGGTGATTGACGCAAGCGATAGCCTACGGCAACAAGTGTCCAGTACGTTGGGTTGCTTGGATTAATTGCATCATTGTTTGCAATGCACCTATATACGCTGCCGTTATACCATACCCTATCACCTATCACATATGGGTTACCCTGTGCAGTTGTGTGGTTGACGTTGTATTCAGTCGACACATATTCACCACCACCACCGCCACCACCTGCAGCATCAATGGTCACGCTGCCATTACCATTGTCTGTAATGGTCACGTTAGTGCCTTCTACTAAGTCGAGAATGTTTTGCACCGCATTGTCTACACCATTGGTGCGAAGTACGATGCCATAACCCGTGCCCGAACCGCCACTACCTGATGCACCACCAACTGACCATATAGCGGGAATGTCGCAAGCACTCCAGTCCCACGGCACTTCAAGCTGCAAGGAAAAAGTAACACCTGTGAGCGTGTTCTTGTATTCCTCCATGAATGGCTCAATGGTAGGATTAGTGACTAGCTGCACATCAAATCCAAACAACTGCAAACCATTCTTAACTTCAGCTATTAAGTCCTGTGCTAATCGCACACAGTCGCTTATCACTTCGCGTTGGTATTCCGCTTTTAGTTCTTTGTCACGTGGTATATCTGCAAATATGATTTGAAAATCAAACTGCATACCACCATCAACCGGGGTGATGTTGTTAGGCACCACGTGCATAAATGGATACTGTTCGTCTTGATCCATATCTGCAAGGTCAATTTGACCGTGTGTGAATCGCTTAATCAAAAAGTGACCTGCAGCAAATGCTTCAAGTCTATTGATTAGTACGTTGTAGCTATAGTTGTAACTATTCATTATCTACTATGTTTTCTCATTTCTACTTTTTGCGTGTACGCATAATCCGCTAAGTACGTTAGGTGTGTGAATACTTCCATCACACCCCGCTCTGTTACCGCATCAAACTTTGTCACGTCCCTATCTGCTAATACTTCAATGATGTGAAACCATCCATACACGGCTAAGCCGTCTGGGGTTGTTCCTTCATCTCCTTCACTATTTCCGTTATCTCCTTTGCCAAATAATCTAGGGAACTGTTGTATAGTTCGGTTTCTAAATTCGAAAAAAAAACAAGCACGTTCATCACATGGTCAAGTGTCAACTGCAACACTTCATTCTCATACTTGCGTTTGGCGTTCGGGTTGTACACTTCTATGTCGTAGTACTTCCCGAATTTAGCTTTAATAGGGCGGTATAGTATGCACATCATTTTGAAGGCTGCTTCACCATTTACCTTCCCATCTTTCCACACGCCCGCGCAGTTGGTGTCTAGGTCAATGTATTCACCAAAGGTCAACTCGTTAAGGTTAGGGACAAAGCCTAACTCAATTGCACCTATGCGCACCTTGCGTTCAAAGTCATTACTACCTAGCTTTATCGCTGCTTCAAATCGCATTATGATATCATCTATCACATTTGATTGTAGTAGTCTAATGCTATCCGTACTCTTACCGGTTATTATGCGCA